TATGTTACTCATATGTTGTCAGGGGGAGGTTTGTATACTCTATTTTCGGCTTAATTCGTATCCCGCCGAATTTGAAATAAAAATAATGTATAATAGTGTTATTATGACAGCAACTGACTGGGCTCAATTTATTCTCGCTTTGCTTTCAATTGGCGCAATTATAATTGGGGCGATTCGCTGGTATATAAAGGTTCAAGTTAAACCTATCATCGAAGCCGTAGAAGATATCCGCGCCGAAACTAAAACCAACGGCGGAACCAGTATGCGTGATGAAATTAAATCAATTAAATGTGAGCAAGAAGAAGCAAAGGTTTTGCGTAAGGCAACTAGTGATAAACTTGATCATATGTACGAAGTGTTATTAGACTTTGTTTCTCGTTCTAAATAACTACTATATATAAACTATCTTTTAAAAACCTTAACTACAGTATATTCTTTTCTTATATATATTTAGTATACACTATTAGATACCTGGCTAAAATAGACTTATAGTTACAAAACGGACATATAGGATTATAACGATTTGATAACTCTTTTATATACCTGGTGTTATACGCTTAATTATGGCATATATAACTTTTTGTTATAAACCTTTATTTACTGGCATAAATTAATGTTATAATGTGAGGGCTGGCACTCTAGGTTGCTACCCCCACCCTACGGCGCCTAGGGTGTCCAGTTATGAATTATGGTATAATCAATATTATGTGTACTCCTACAACCGAAAAACTTGGTGCCACACCAGCCAACATTCAATGGAACGTTGTTCGTGGAGATACAGCAACACTTAAAATAGAGTTTTTTGAAGACGATGAGGTTACACTTTATGATACTTCTGGTTGGACCTTTGAGGCAACTTCTTATGATCCATTATCGGATGTTTTAGATTTATTAACAATAGAGTCCTATGAAGACGGCGTTATTTATATTATTGCAAAAGGAGAAATTACAAAAAATTGGGGCGGAACAAAATACAAACCAGTTGTTGCAGAGTTAAGATTTGATCTTCAAGCCACAATTCCTGGAGATGGTGTATCTGGTGGCGGAGGAGATGAAGTTACTCAGTGGACACCAGTTATTGGAACAATTTGTGTAATAGGTGATGTAAGCGGTACGTTATGATAGTTATAGTAACTCCCGCTCAAGTAAATATTCCTCCTGTAATTAAAGTTGGAACTAAGGTTTACAGAACACAGTCAAAGTAATAAGGCAATCTATGGCACAAAGCATGGAGTCCCCGCAACCCCTTAAAAGAAAAGGGTATTCTCAAGCAATTCAAGAATCAGAGTTACAGCAACCCCCAGATTTAAGAGAGTATATTCCTGTTCCTGGACTAACTGGTGAAAGAGGCGAAAAAGGTCTTAAGGGTGATCCAGGAGAAAAGGGCGATACTGGTCCGCAGGGCCCAAAAGGTGATACAGGTAAGGCTGGCCCACAGGGACCTCGTGGTGAGCCAGGAAAGAGCACATGGGGCCAAGATATAGGACCTGGGAAGTATCTAGGGTGGGTACATTATAAAAATAAAAAAGATTTATCAACAAGGCTTGGTCCAGAAAAAGGAAATGATGGCTGGGTCTTTCCTAACTTTGAATTAGATGTAAATGGGTCAAACAGTGAGCATATGCTAGATGAGCATAACTCTTTAATCTTGCCAGATTCCAACATGTTAAGTTTTAGATCTTTAAAAATTGGGGCAAAAATAGATATAAGGTATGACTTTGATATTACAACTTATTCAAACTATACAGAGTTATGGGTAAGACTTTTTAGTGAAAAATATGAAAACTTTCCAACCTCATATGTGGCAAACTTTAAGTATCAGTATTCATATGATATGTCATTCTTTCAAACCCTATATCTAGATACCTCAAAAATCAAAAACTCTGTCATCAGACCTGAGTTTAGAACAGATGCTGAAAGTTCTTTAGTTTTAAAAAGCATGTATATAAGCGTGTCTTAGTGGTATAATAAACTTAGGAGGAATAATGGCATTTCCAGGCACATATAATTTTAGTTACTACCGTGGTGATACGTATCAATTTGTCATCCGTCCAAAAAACGCAAATGGAACAACTTTTTCCCTTGATGACTATTCTGGCAACGCAGACTTTACAATAGCAAATCAACGTGGTAGTGCTGGAACTCAGATCAACGCAACTGCAACGGTAAATACAACAACAGATATTGTAACTTGTACCATTACTGGAGCACAAGGCAGAAACCTTGTTGCTGGAACAACATATGTTTATGATGTTCAAATTGATAATGGAGCAGGTGTTATTTTTACACTTTTGACAGGATCTATTACAGTCACAGATGATATTACTGGAGCGGTTTAATGCCAGATGTAGTATTGTCCAATGATGACCTAACTGTTTTATCTGGACCAGAAACAATTGAACTTCTTGTTGATATTGGTCCAACTGGAACTCGTGGTAGCAAAGTTTTTGTAGGTGTTGGAAATCCAAACTCGGTTGCTATATCAACCAAAATATTAAATGACCTATATATTAACTCTGCACCTGGATCAGACTATGGATATTTATACCAATACGTTTCAGAGCCTGGCGGAGATACTTGGATAGAGGTTTTAAAAATTAGTCCCTCAATATATTCAAAAATACACACTGTAACTTTTGGAGCAGGATCAGATGCTGATTATGGAAGCGGAATGATAATTATTCCGATAACAAACATAACATCAGTTACTGGCTTAGGGGCAAACAATTTTACTGTTCAACATTCTATTATTAATTCAAAGCCCTTAGCAAGTTCTATTTCTTCAATTGCAGTATCTGGATCAAATCTTGTTATAAGTCTTGAAGCCGCAAAGTACGATGGCGTCTGGACACCCCTTGCAACAGAATCTTCTGTCCATTTATTTGTTTCGGTTGTGATATAATGAATAAGGTGAAATGACATGGCATCTGAATCTATTGGCGCAATTTATCCCACACAAATACCTGGGTATGCAGACAATGCTGACATTCAAGAGGCATTTAGACTCTATCATTACGGATCTTCAGCATACAACACAGCAAATGCAAACACAGCAAGTCTTGTAAACCCATCCGTTGCTTATACTTTAAATAGCCTACAAGAACAAATTAGTTCTGCTGCTGGTTCAATAGCAACTTCTTTTGTAAATGCAAAGGGAGATTTAATTACTGCATCTGCAAATGATACTCCGTTAATTTTAAGTGTTGGAAGCAATGGAAGAATTTTAAGTGCTAATAGCGCAACCGCAAGTGGTTTAGAATGGATTACTACATCAGGTATAACTTCTGTTGGAATTTTAGCATCTTTAGCAGTAACTGCAAATGTTGTTTATCATATTGATACAAATGCACAGGCTGCATCATATACTGTGGTTTTAGCAGATGATGGAAAAATAGTAGAGATTGGCTCTGCATCTGCAAACACTTTAACAGTTCCTACAAATGCTTCTGTAGCATTTCCAGTAGGCACACAAATTACTGTAATTCAGACTGGTACAGGACAAACCACAATTACTCCAGTTTCTGGAACTGTAACAATTAATGCAACTCCAGGATTAAAACTTCGTACACAGTGGTCATCTTGTGTGCTTATTAAACGAGCAACAAACACTTGGGTAGCACTCGGCGACTTGGTGGCTTAATATGCCAGTCAACAGTGGGTCGCAGTCATCTGCTGGTCGTCAACCAGGAACACCTATAATTGGAAGCGCAACAGCAGGAAATGCAAGTGCTTCTATTGCCTTTACCTCTCCAGACTATACTGGTAAACCAAATACATCTTTAACTTATACCGCAACAACAAATCCAGGATCGGTTACTGGAACAAGTACTTCTAGTCCAATATCAGTAACTGGATTAACAAATGGTGTTTCTTATACTGCTGTTGTTAAATTAAACAATACCGTTCAAGATTCACTTAACTCTGCAGCAAGCAATTCTTTTACACCAGTTGCACCACCTCCTCCACCGCCACCGCCTCCTCCTCCACCTATTATTGCCGTGACACCACCTATTATTGCAGTTACACCTCCACCTATTATTGCCGTGACTCCACCTATCATTGCAGTAACTCCACCACCTATCATTGCCGTGACACCGCCTATCATTGCAGTTACTCCTCCAATTATTGCAGTTACCCCACCTATTATTGCAGTAACTCCACCTATAATTGCAGTGACACCTCCACCACCACCTACATTTGCTTGTGGAGATGGAAGCCCACAGTGTCCAGGAGACTTTGGTAATTGTATACCTGGACCATGTGCATCATAATATGATAAACTTATATATAAACAAGGAGAACACGTGTACGCATGTATAGTAAAAAATAGCCAAGGCACCTGGGATGTTTGGAATTCATTTTCTTATCCTTCCCATCTTGCTGACAGACAAGAAAGGCTTGATGCTGCCTTGGCAAACGGCTTTCCTATTGTTGGAAAAAATTTAACGCAGTATGGATCCTCAGTTAAAACTGGTGCTATTTGGAACGGTACAGAATTTACTGGAGGAAATTCTTCAACAATAACAGAAGAATCAAATACAAGCCTATATTCATATGTTTGTAATGATGTAATTCTTTTGACTTTTTTTGGACAAGCCAATACTGAAATAAATAACATGATGGAAGTAATTTTTTCTGAAGAGGAAGAAACAACAATAATTAAAGTTCCAGAAGGCCAGACCGCTAATAAAGGTGATGTCTGGGATGGTCAAAACATAATTAATCAATAAAAAATAGGGGGGGTGGATGTGTCAAAGTGGGAAGAATGGAAAGAAGCCATTGGAGAAACAAGGCCTTGGCATGTGCTTGATCCAAGTAAATATGTAGAAGATGAAGAATTAGGAAAGACAATACTTGAAATCTGTAAATGCTGTCCAGAATTGATTCAATTAACAACAACATGTAAAAAGTGTGGCTGCTTTATGGCAGTAAAAACTAAATTAAAAGCATCAACCTGTCCGATTGGTAAGTGGTAACATGTTTAAGGCAAATATACTACAAGACTTTATTTCAAAAGAAGACCGTGAATATATTATTAATGCTGCTATTGCTTCAGACTTATGGGCAAGTGGTGGTTCTGAATTTTGGGATAATCGTGTAATTAATTATCACAGTATTGGTGAGTATGACAGAGATGCTGCTACTATTATGCTAGACGCCAATATTCGTTGCGGACAACGGATTAAAGAGTTATTTAATATAAAAGAAATCTATTCAGACACTCTTCAAATTATCAGATGGTTTCCAGGTATGGAACAGCCACCTCATGCAGATGACATGAGTAATACAGACATTACTGGATTTGATCACAGAGCATTTGGATCTATTATTTATTTAAATGATGAATATACTGGTGGACATACATATTATCCAAATTTTGATTTTGAAGTAATTCCAAAGGCTGGAGCGTTAGCAATTCATCCAGGAGATCCAGAACATCTTCATGGAGTAACAAAGGTTGAAGATGGAATGAGATATACAATTGCTTCATTTTGGACACAAGACAAAGAAAAAAGTCATGCCTGGCCCATATATTAATGATGACGGGTATGAAGTACCTGAAAATACAATCTTAGTTGTTCCTCATGCAGTTGATCATGATGGATTCTATAAAGAAATATTAAAACCACTTAAAGGCAATCCTAAAAGAGATTGGTTCAATGCTCATTTTTATTATTGCCTACCATTAAGCATTGGAAACCAATATGGGTTTGTTATAGAGTCATTAAGAGATTTTGAAGTAATTTGGGATGGAACAGGAGCAAATCCAGAAATTACTTTCTTAAATGATGACAATAATAATAAACAGGTAATTAAAGGTGGATTTGGTAGTGGAATTATTACTGTTCAAAATATGTTTGCGTTAAAAACTTCTCCAGGAATTAATCTAATGACAATTCAACCACCAAATATGTTTATTCCAGGGTGTGTATCTATGACTGGAGTTATTGAGACTGACCAGATTAAGAGAGACTTTACTTTTAACATTAAAGTTACCGTTCCAAATTTAAAAATAACAGTTAAAAAGGGTGATGCTCTTGGAGCCTTCATACCTATACCAAGACATTTTGTGGATAACTTTGATGCAAGACTTGTTACAGATATCTTTGATAGAGAACTACATGTTAACGAAGTTCAAGAATCAGTAAATTTGGGCAATGAAAGAGATACTACAGATAAAGAAAAGCCACATATGTCTGGT